CGACGACCTCGGCCGCCGGCGCGGCGGGTGCCGCGGCCGGTAGCCGCTCGTCGATCAGCCGCGCCAGGCGGTCGCGCACCTTGGCGCGCGCTTCCGCGATCGTCAGCTGCGCCGGCGCCCGCAGGCGGTCGCCGGGATAGACGTCGCCGAGATCACCGCCGACACAATGCCCTTGCGTGATCTCGATCTCGAGCTCGAGTGCTGTATCGCGCATCGGTGGACTTGCCCCCTTCATCAGCACCGCGAGCAGGTTCGGCGGCAAGCCCGCCGGCAGCTCGGCGTGCACGGTTTAGCTCAGCGTCGCGCCGGTGCCCTTGCAGAAGGACGGCCCGCGCAAGATCGCGATATCGCCCATGCTGTAGGACGTGATCACGATCTGCCCGCGCTTCGCGAGCGTGACGATATCAACCACGAGCTCGAGCGCGTTGCCCCACCCGCAGACGGCGAGGTCGTTCCAGTTGCCGAAGATCATACCGTGCTCGTTCGATCCCGAGCCGAGCGTCGAGCTGATCTGATTCGTCGCCGCGGCTGGCCACCCGAAGATGCGCCCCTCGCGGAAGTCGCCTTGATAGATAAACGTGCCGGTGTCGGTGCCGACGTCGGTGCGCATGAGCAGCCCGGCGAGGCCCGGGGTGATCATCCACGAGAGCGAGCCGATATCAGCATTCTGCGTCGCGACGTCGGTCGGCATCTGGATGATATCGGCGATATCGGGCACCCCGCCGACCGGGTGCGCCAGGACGCCGGCCGCCGAATAGATCCCGACCGGCTGCTTGTCGGTGCCCGAGCCGTGCAGCGACGCCAGGTCGTAGGCCAGCGAGTGCCCGATCGCGAGGTCGTTGCGGATATCCTGCTCGACGTCGATCGAGGCCTGCACGAGCAGCTGCCGCGGGACCTGCACGGTGCCGATCATCGTCTTGGGCGCCGCGGTCACATAACCGTAAGTCGGCTGCGAGGTCGTCGCATCGGCCGACGGATTCTCGCCGATCCACTCGACCGTCGGCGCGCCGGTTTTCTTGTTGAAGGTCACATTGCCGACGAGGCCCGGATAGAACCGCGCGCCGGCGCGCAGCACGAGCGCGCGATTGCGCAGCAGATCGATCATGTCCGGCATAACCTGCTCGCCGACGAGCGTCGCGCCCCCGGTCGCCTCGGTCGTGCCGAGCGTGCGCTGCGCGAGCTCCTCGCCGGTGCGCGTGCGCATCGGGATCAGGATCCCGCCGTGATCCTCGCCCTGCCGGTTACGCGCGAGCTCGGCGTGCACCTCGCCCTCGAGCCCGTCGATCGCCGTTTTCTTGCCCGCGGCGATCTCGACCTGCATGCGCAGCGCGCGGCCGATCGAGTAACGGCGGCGATCGCGCGGCTGCATCGGCGGCTCGAGCTGCTCGGCCGCCGGCTGCACGGTCGCGCGCGTGCCGAGCTGCTCGAGGATCTTGCGCGAGATCTCCGCCGGCGGCGCGCCCGAGCGGATGAGCTCGGGCGCGCGGGCGAGCAGCCCGGCCCCCCCGGGCAGCGCCTCGGCGGCGGTGCACATCTCGAGGATCTCGGCGGCCTCGGCCGCCCGGTCGCGCTGCCGCGCCGGCTCGGCCTGCACGACCTGCGGCGCGGGAGTCGCCGCGGGTGAGGCCGGCGCTTCGGTTCGGGTCGCCTCGGCGGGCAGCCCCTGGGCTTCGGTTCCGCTGTCCTGCGGCGCTCCTGTTTCGAGTAACATTTTGCGCACTCCTTCCGTTTCGATCGGTACGTCGATCATAACCTGCTGATTGTGACCGGCTTCGGTTCCGCTGCGCCCGAATCCGACCCCCGGATCGGCGGGCACGGGCTCGGTCGATACTTCGTTGGGTTGCCACCTGCAGCGATAAGTCGGCGTTTCGCCTTCCTTCCACTTCTCCGGCCTAGTGATCGCGAGCACGCGATAACCGACCGAGACGCTGCGCAGGTGCCCCTCGCGCAAGAGTGTCTCTTGCTCGACGGCCTTGGGGATTGCCGAAAATTCAGCCTCGCCGTTGAGCTTGCGACCCTTCGCGTCGAGGGCGACCTCAAACACTGAGCCGAGGTGCTCGTCGCGCCAATGACTGCGCAGCAGCGGCAAGCCGTTTGCGGCGCGGGAGAGATCGACGTCGGCCGGCTCATGGCTCAAAACTTCCCAGTAATAGCACCCGCGCTGCCAATCGTAGCGCTTGACGGGCATCTCGCTCGAGAAGCTCAGCGGATAGCGAAGCGGGCCGCCGCCACCGTCTGCGGCGGCCCGCTCACCCACCTCGACGGTGAACGTGCGACAAAGGTCGCGGGGGATCCTAGCGGTAGCCGATTCCATGCGCGCAAAGTGCCCCCGCGCGCCGGCGCCGTCCATTGCAAAGATATTAGAGTAGCGCGCGCTCGAGCGCCCGGGCACCCTGCGGCCCATGAGCCCGACCCTTTACAACCTGCCCGAAGCCTTCGCCGCCGGCGAGACCGTGATCTATCGCCGCCAGGTCGCCGACTATCCGGCGAGCGCGTGGACGCTCACCCTCTACCTTGCCGGCGCGAAAACGCTCTCGGTCGCCGCGGCGGCCGACGGCGACGATCATATTGTCACCCTTGCCGCCGCCGAGACCGCGGCGCTCACCGCCGGCGTCTATCGCTTCGCCGAGCGCGCCGCCGACGGCGCCGGCCTCGTGTATGAGGTCGCGCGCGGCGTCGTGCGGGTGACCGCCGACCTGGCGCAAGCGACCGAGGGCAGCGAGCAAGAATGGACCGAGCGCGCGATCGCAATCCTGCGAGCGCATATCGAGGGCCGTTTGCCGGCGGGTCTCGAGTCGTACCAGATCGCGAACCGGGTTGTGAGCAAGATGCCGATTAAAGAGGCCGTCGGGCTTGTGCACGATCTCGAGGCCCGCCTCGCGCGGCTCGGCAATCCGACCAAGGTCTCGCGCCCGGTGCTCGTCAGTTTCACCGGCTCGGGGTTTAGTCAATGAAACCAGCGAACCGCCCCGCCCTGCACCGGCGCCTCGGCCGGGTACTCTCCGCCACCTGGCGCAAGATCCGCGGCGCCGGCCGCAGCCAGGCCTTCGCCGGCGCCGGCCTCAATCGCCTGCTGCTCGATTGGATCATGCAGGCTCGCTCGGCCGACGACGAGGTTAAGGGCAGCTTGCGCACCCTGCGCGCCCGGGCCCGGCAGCTCGGCCGCGATAATGGCTATATCAAGCGCTACTTTCGCCTGCTGCAGAATCACGTGATCGGCCCGCGCGGGATTCTTTTGCACGCGCAGGTGCGCGATCCGCGCGGCGAGTTTAACAAGCCGGTGAATCAGGAGCTCGAGCGCGCGTGGTCCGATTGGGCGAGCGGCCCCGTCACCGTCGACGGGCGCTTGACGCTGCGCCGCCTAGAGCAGTTGCTGATCAAGACGATCGCCTGCGACGGCGAAGTCTTCGTGCGCAAGATCCGCGGCGCCGAGCGTAATCGGTACGGGCTCGCCCTGCAGCCGATCGACGCCGACTTGATCGACGAAACCTATAACCGCGCGCGCCAGGCCGGGCAGAATGAAATCCGCATGGGCGTCGAGATCGACGAGCTCGGCGCCGTCGTTGGCTATCACGTCTCGCACCGCGCCGCCGGCGAGGCGCTCGCCAGCGCCGGCCGTTACTTTGTGCCGGCCGCCGATATGCTGCACCTCTATTCGCCCGACCGGGTGAATCAAACCCGCGGCGTTACCTGGTTGCACTCGATCATGGTGCCGGCGCACATGCTGGCGGCCTACGAGGAGAGCGAAGCGGTCGCCGCGCGGGTCGCATCGGCCAAAATGGGCTTTTGGGAGAAGCAAGGCGATAGCGTCGCCGGCGACATCTCGGGCGAGACGCAGCCGGCGACCACCGAGGCCAACCCCGGCACCTTCGAGATCGGGCCCGCCGGCTATACCTTCAAATCCTGGGAACCGGATCACCCGACGACGCAATTCCCTTCGTTTGTTAAGCAGATCCTCCGGCGGATCGCTGCCGGGATCAGTGTTTTCTATAACACGCTGGCGAACGATGCCGAGCGGGTGACCTATTCAAGCCTGCGCGGCTTCTCCCTCCTCGAGCGCGACTGGCGCGGTGCAAGAGGATTTTGTCGAAATGTGGCGCCGGCCGCTATATCGCGAATGGTTACCCCTCGCGCTGATCAGCGGCGAGCTGCGCCTCGCGCGTAAAGATCCCGCGCTCTATCAAGACGTACAGCACCGCACGCGCGGGTGGGCTTGGGTCGATCCTGAGAAGGAAGTCAAGGCCGCGGTGCTCGAGATTCAAAACGGCCTCAGCACGCGCACGGCGTATATCGCCGAGCGCGGCCGCACGCTCGAGGAAGTGTTCGCCGAGCTCGCCGCCGAGGACGAGCTCGCCGAGCAGAAGGGGATCACGATCACCGCCGAGGTCGAGCCGACCCCCGAGGCGCCCCCGGCAACCGACGAGGAAGAGGACGCGCCGGCCGGCGATCGCACGCTGCACGCGATCGGCGACGGCCTGCGCTAGCAGAAAGGATCCGGCATGAGCGCGATTAGCAATTACCTCGAGCAGAAACTCCTCGACCTCGTTTTTAATACGCTTGCTTACAGCGCGCCGACGACTTATGTCGCCCTCTTCACCAGCGACCCGACCGACGCCGGCGGCGGCACCGAGGTCTCGGGCGGCGCCTACGCGCGCCAGGTCGTGAATGAGAACGGCGGCAGCTCGCCGACGTGGAATCTCGCCGTAGTCGACGGCGACGGCTATCTCGTCGACAATACGCACGACATCACCTTCCCCGAGGCGACCGCCTCGTGGGGAATGGTCTCGCACTTCGGCATTTTCGATGCCGCCTCGGGCGGAAACTTGCTCTGGCACGGTGCGCTCACCGTCTCGAAAACGGTCGGCTCGGGCGACACCTTCAAATTCCCCGCCGGCGATCTCAACCTAAAGCTGGAATAGTCGCCCGGCGGCGGCGTCTCTCGGGAGGTTTCAGGTGAGTGTGGAGCTGCTCCTGCGCAAGATCGACAACCCCGGTGACGACGACGGTCTGAGCTGGAAGCGCGGCGATATTGTCGCCGTGCGCGAGGCCGGCCATGCGTGGGGAACGCAGGAGTCGCCGCCTTCAAACTTCCTCATCCTAACTGTGACCGCCGTCGACGTCGCGCAGGTGCGCGAGCTGCTCGAGGCGCAGCAGGTCGACGGCGGCGGTGCGCTGCTACGTCTTCGGTTGCGGCGCCTCGATACGGGCACGGTGCCGGCGGGGATTATGACGGTTTTGGAGCAAACCGGGTATCATACGCAACCGTGGGCGGCCGTGCGCAATTGGATCCGTAATCAGTCGACCGGCCTGCCCGACTTGCCGGAAATCCCCTAATGGCGACCGAAGTCGTCAGCGTCATCGACCCCGGCGGCACCGGCGA